GGTGCCTGCCGCGGCTCTGGTGATCGATGAAGCCGCCGACGAGATCGAGCGCCTCCGCGCCCTCGTCCATTCGCTGCGCTGGCCGCTGGCGGTCTACGTCCACGCGCACCAGACAGGCAATTCCGTGCCGCCGCACATCGAAGCCCGCGCCCGCGCCGCGCTGGAGGCCAAGCCATGAAGTACTGCCCCGAGATTTCCCCGCAGCGCAAGGCGCAGCTAGACGCATGGATGAGGCGACCTGACTGGCTCCGTGGCGCGGCAAAGGCTCGCTTCGCAGAGGCGATGCGTCATCCTCCACACTCTCATGAACATCTGCGTCATATGGCTATCGCAGCCCAGTACGAGCGCGATGCAGAGGCAGGAGACAAGCGATGAAGCTCTGGGAGCTACGAGACACGATCAACGCGCTGATCGAGTTGCACGGCGTCAACTCGCGCATAAACGTGATCTACCCGTGCAGCAATCGAACGAAGCTTGGAACCATCACCGGCTATGAGGTCGTGCGAGATGATCGTGAAGGTCGCTCGACCATCAAGCTTAAGATCAACCATGCGCGCGGAGAGGAGGACAAGCCATGAACTACCCATCTTGCCTTCGATGCGGAAAGGGTTTTGGCTGCGTCTGCAATACCCCGATTCGGACACTCCCACATTTGGAGCCTGCCACCACCCAAAATGTTGTCGATGAGAAGCGCCTCCGCGCCGACCGACGCGAACGCATCGCGACTGCGTGTCTCGCGGGGCTAATCGCGTGTCCGAGGATTGAGGGAAACTCCCCTGAACTGGTTGAAGCCGCCCTCAGTTTTACGGACGCATTGATTGCTAGACTCGACAAGGAGGCCAAGCCATGAGCGACATCTACAAGGAGTTTGGGGTCGATTTCCTGCGTACCCGATACGCAGGACCGACCGCAGCGGAGATGAAGATGGCGCGCGAGATAGAGCGCCTCCGCGCCGAGAACATCCATCTGCGCCGCGCAGGTATGAACCGCCCATCTGCGGAACTGCATGAGGCTGCGCTGGCGGAACTGCGCGCCGATAACGAACGACTCCGCGCCCGCGTGGAGAAGCTGGAGAAGGTGCGCGACGCGACGCGGTTCCTCATCAACGAGGACGCTGGGGTCGATGACCCAGCCGAAGACGGGTGGTGGGAGTGGGAAAAAAATTGCGAAGCCCTGCGCGCCGCGCTGAAGGAGGCCAAGCCATGAACGACATCTACAGGGAGTTCGGGGTCGATGTTCTGCGCGACTCCGAGAACGCAGGCCCGACCGGCGCTGAAATGAGGATGGCGGAGGAGATCGCCCGCTTCCGCGCTGAGAACATCCATCTGCGCCGCGCAGGTATGGACCGCCCAGCGGAACTGCGCGCCGAGATCGCCCGCCTCCGCGCCCGCGTCGAGGTGCTGGAGCGAGATGCGTCTCGCTATCAATGGCTCAAAAATCGAAAGTGGATGTCGCTTCAAACATCATACATGAAATGGATTCGCAAAGACTCAACATCATTCATTGCAAGCCACGATCTTGCGGCGGACGGCACTCAATACGCACCATACGAAACGCTAGACGAGACAATCGACGCAGCCATGAAGGAGGCCAATTCATGAGCGACATTGTGGAGCAACTGCGAGATATTCAGCATCGCTTCATATTTCAGGGTAACTCTAAGTTTGCATTGGACATTGCGTCTGAAATCGAACGCCTCCGCGCCCGCATTGATGCGAATGCAATCGAATATGATCGACTTCTATCTCGCTGTGCTGCGCTAGAGCATGTCCGTCAGCAGGCGCAAGCTCTCATCGACTATGAGGATGCCGGTCCCGATGACCCAGACGGAAAGAGTTGGCTGCATTGGGAGGAGAAGTTTGAAGCCCTGCGCGCCGCTCTGAAGGCGGCTCCACAATGAGCGGCGATCTGGTAGCCCGCTTGTGTTCTCCCGAGGAGATCGTCTTCCCTGCCGGTACGAAGATCATCTCGGATAACGGCAAGACGATGGAACTCTTGAAGCCCTTCTCCATGTGGAGCAGCAGCAGCGACAAGCAGGACGCCGCCGCTGAGATCGTTCTGCTGCGCGCAGAGATCACCCGCTATCGAGCCGGTCTCCAGAAGATCGTGGATGCTGATGGATGGTGGGATGCGCCCTCGCTGGCTCGCGACCTCCTCGCAGGAAAGGATGTGACATGAACAAAACAACCGATATTGATCTGGATGAAGAGGCATTTCGCATGGCAAGCATAATTTGTGGCTACATTCCACCACCTGCCGATCTTGTTAAATCTGTTCGACTTGGTCTCGGCAACAAGCCAACGGTAGGATTTAAATACTCAGATGAAGCTGCTGAAATCGTAAACATATTGCGCGCAAAATACACAAGAGACGAGAGAAGGAGTAGAGTAAGAGCAATCGGAGAGAAGCTTTGCAAGCTTGGTGGATTTCAAGCAATGCAAGATGTGGCAATGGAAATTAGATATCAATTTCCATATGGTGAAGGTGATGAAGACGGATGGCATCCCGGCATTATTGATTATGACTGGGATGGAATTTGTGGGTGGAGAACATGAGCGAGCGTCATTGGTTCGCAATCGCAATTGCAATCCTTCTCATCATGCTTGGGATGAAGCTATGAACAGACCGCTATACGAAACGCAACAGGACAGGCTTGCAGAAGCTCGCGTTGCGAAGAAGGTTGCAGACAAGTGGGCATTGAGGCCCATCAAGCTGCGACCGACATACATTGTTGACTATGCATTGATGAAGGAAAATACCTGCGCTGGATTCATGGAAGTGAAGTGCCGCAACTACACCATGAGCGAGATGGATAAGATGGGCGGCTTTATGATCTCGCTCGACAAGCTTGCAAAGGGCATTCAGCTTGCTCGCATCGGCAGGGTAGTATTCACGATTGCAGTTAGCGCAAAGGGAGTGATCTATTACTACGACATCAAAGATAACAATATCCTGAACTGCCACGATGGGCTGTCATTTGGTGGGCGCACAGACAGGGATGATCCGCAGGACGTAGAGCCTGTTGCGCTGTTCAAGGCTGCGAGGTTCCAGAAGCTATGACCAACACCGTGTGCAAGGGATGTATCTATGCCGACTGGCATCGCGATGTTAAGAAGCGGCTGCACTTCAAGGGTGGCGGCACCTGTACGAGGCTCATGGACTTCCCATTGGATACGAGGTTGCCAGCCGCCTTCCATTGGCTGGGAAGAAGGGAGCCAGAGCCATTCGGCGGATACATCAACCGCAACCATGAGATGGAGCGCCTCTGCCCATTCAAGGTGACGGAGAAGACGGAAGGGGCTGATCTCGACTCCCTGATCCGCGCTTTCGAGGATGCAGTCGTGATGGTGCGGGAGGCTGATTCCGATGCCGCGCCAAGGGCTGCTCTGGCCTATGAGACTGCGCGGATTGCGCTGAAAGCTGAATATGCGAGGATGAAAGATGCCGCAGATAATTCTGACTGATCCTTGTTATTACTGCGGCAGGAAGCTCGATGACGTAGCAAAGAATGGTTGCGGATCAGAAGAGTTTCCGAAGAGTACTGTAGACAAATGGTGCGCTGTTGTTACTGCTGCGAGGTTGTCCCGTGATGTCCAAGTCGCAGATCAAAAGTGAAAAGCGCAAGCGCATGATGACGGTGCGCCAGCTTCTTCATTTCGAGAACGTCAGGATACAGGGTGCGAACTACGCGGGCCGGGCTTGCTTCAAGCAGCCGCTAGACAACATCGATCCCCTGATGATCCAGTTGAGTGGCATACTGGAAGAGAACGCAGGCTTCATCTCCGAGGTCTGCAAGCGAGCGGGAGTGGGCAGGTCTACTGTCCAGCGGTGGATGCATGAGGGGAAAGATCCAAAGCTCAGCTACCTGCGCGCGATGCTGAATGCGATGGGGTACGACCTGAGAATCGAAAGGATGCGTGATGACGATTAAGAAATTTGACTTGATCAGTTCGCTCAGGCAGAAGGCTATCTTCGATGTATCGAAGTACGTTCATATGCCGACTGAGCAAGATGTAATGGAACATATTTGCTGGAAAGCGGCAGAGGAATTGGATAAGTGCAAGTCATGCAAGGTGGATAGCAATGCCGTTCGTGGAGATTGATGGGCAGAAGATAGACGTAGACGAGATGCTCAAGGACATTGAGCGTACCGAATGCGAAGACAGCCTGTATGAGTTCCTGCGGAAGGGGTGGCGCAACATCGACCCTGCGCCGTTCGCTGAAGGCTGGCCTATCGAAGCGGTCGCGGAGCATCTGCAAGCCGTGGCGGATGGTGACATCCGCAGGCTGATCATCAACATCCCGCCTCGCTGCGCGAAGTCGAGCCTGACCAGCGTGGCGTTCCCGGCTTGGGTATGGGCGCAGCCTTGGCAGTCGGATACCTCTGGCGCGGGGGTTCAGTTCCTCCATGCGAGCTATGCCCAGCAGTTGAGCCTGCGCGATAGCACGAAGTGCCGAAGGCTGATCGAGAGTCCTTGGTATCAATCGTTGTGGGGCAGCAGGTTCGCCCTGACCGGCGACCAGAACACGAAGACGAGGTTCGACAACACGGTGGGAGGCAGCAGGCTCTCGACATCGGTCGGCTCTGCGCTTACCGGCGAGGGCGGCAACATCATCGTCGTGGACGATCCCAACGCAGCGCAGGAAGCGTTCAGCGAGGCGACCATCGAGACCACCATCGAGTGGTGGGATGGTGCGCTATCGACGCGACTGAACAATCCCAAGACGGGTGCTTTCGTCGTGATCCAGCAGCGGTTGAGCGAGGAGGATCTCACGGGGCATATCCTGTCGCGCGAGGCTGGCCTGTGGACGCACCTGATGCTTCCCATGCGCTATGAGCCTGAGCGCAGCTATGTGACTAGCATCGGCTGGCAGGACCCGCGCAAGGAGGCTGGTGAGCTTCTGTGGCCCGAGCGTTTCGGTGAGGAGGAGGTCACGGTCCTTGAGAAGCAGATGGGACCTTGGACGGCTGCTGGTCAGTTGCAGCAGCGTCCCGAGCCAAAGGGTGGTGGCGTCATCAAGCGTGAGTGGTGGCAGCTATGGGATCAGGAGATGTATCCCGGCGTCGATTACGTCATCGCATCGCTGGATACTGCGTACACGACGAAGACATCGAACGACCTGTCTGCGATGACCGTGTGGGGGATCTTCTCTGGCGGGGATGGCAAGGCTCAGGTGACGCGCACGATTGCACCGGGCGGCGAGATGATGTCCTCCGTGACCCGCACCTACACGGAAGAGCATCCCCGAGCGATCATGATGTTCGCGTGGCAGGAGCGACTGGAACTGCATGAGCTTGTGACGAAGGTCGCGGACACCATGCGGAAGTTCAAGGTGGACAAGATCCTCATCGAGAACAAGGCAGCAGGCCACAGCGTCGCGCAGGAGATCCGCAGGCTCTACAGCCATGAGTCCTTCGCCGTGCAGCTTGTCGATCCCAAGGGGCAGGACAAGTTGGCAAGGCTATACAGCGTTCAACATCTCTTCGCGGAGGGGCTGATCTACGCGCCCGAGCGGTCATGGTCCGACATGGTGATCACGCAATGCTCGACGTTCCCGAAGGGCAAGCACGACGATCTTGTGGACACGGTGAGCATGGCTTTGCGGCACCTGCGCGAGACCGGGCTGATCATCCGGGGGCCTGAGTGGACGGCTGATCTGGACGAGAAGACGCGCCATGTTGGCTCTGCGCCTCCACCGCTGTATGCTGTATGATAGTTTGCCGGATTAGCTCAGTTGGCAGAGCAGCGGTTTTGTAAACCGTTTGTCGTGGGTTCAAATCCTGCATCCGGCACCAGATCGAGAGGGGAAGATGGTTCTTGCTAGCGCGACTGTAGATGTCATCCGACCGAGCAATCCCAAGAAGCTTGGGCTGTTCGCGGTGCATGTCTGGGGCCAGCCTCCCCATGCTGAAAAGCGCAACTATGAAATTCTTGCGCCCAATGATACTATGGCGGCTCAGGAAGGTATCCGTCGCTTCGTTGCCGAGATGGAGCGCATCTCCGTAGAGGGTGGCTGATCATGCCCATGACTCCCGGCCTTGTGCCGAATCTTCGTCAGGTCTTCCCGTCTCTGGATGCAGAGGAGGCGGGGCCGGGGGTTGTTGTCGAGATCGATGAGGGCCAGCCAAAGGAGGAGCGCAACGATAGCGGCGAGCTTCTCCGCATCGAGCATGAGGACGGCTCGATCAGCATCTCGCTGGATGGCAAGGGCATTGGCGAGGAGGGGCAGTCCGAGGCTGAGTACGCGAAGGAGTGGTTCCGCAACCTTGTCGATGACATCGATCAGGGCGAACTGAGCCGTATCAGCGAAGAACTGATGCGCGGTATCGGGGACGATCTCCAGAGCCGCAAGGACTGGATCGAGGACCGCGCGCAGGGCATCAAGCTGCTGGGGCTGAAGATCGAGATCCCCGGCTTGCAGGGCGCGAGCGATGGCGCTCCGGTCGAGGGCATGAGCAAGGTGCGGCATCCTCTGCTGCTGGAGGCTGTGCTGCGCTTTCAGGCCAATGCCCGCAGCGAGCTTCTGCCGACCGATGGGCCTGTGAAGATCCGCAACGATGCCACGGGCGGCACACCGCAGCAGGACAGGCTTGCGGAGGCTCTGGAGAAGGATCTCAACCACTACCTGACCAGCGTTGCGTCCGAGTACTACCCGGACACGGATCGAATGCTGCTGATGCTCGGCTTTGGCGGGTCTGCCTTCAAGAAGGTGTACTTCTGCCCGATCCGCAATCGCCCCGTGAGCGAGAGCGTCGATGCCGATGACCTGATCGTCAACAACATGGCGACGGACCTGCGGAACGCGAAGCGCATCACGCATCGCGTCTTCATGCGTCCCAGCGTCGTGAAGCGTCTCCAGATTCTTGGCGTGTACAAGGACATCGATCTCTCGACACCGCTTGAGCCGCAGCTTGATAGCGTCCAGCGAGAGAAGAACTCCCAGCAGGGCATCTCCGAAGGGACGATGAACCCTGATGATCGTGATCGTGAGATCTACGAGTGCTACTGCGAACTGGACATTCAGGGCTTCGAGCATCGCTACAAGGGCAAGCACTCTGGCCTTGAGATCCCGTATCGCGTGACGATTGATGTCTCGACCAAGCAGATCCTGTCCGTCGTTCGCAACTACGACGAAGAGGATGGCGATCTTCCCGAAGCACGACAGGTGTTCGTGAAGTACACCTTCGTTCCGGGCATGGGCTTCTACGACATTGGCCTGCTGCACATTCTTGGGAACACGACGAATGCGATGACTGCTGCTTGGCGCGAACTGCTGGACGCTGGGATGTACGCGAACTTCCCCGGCTTCCTGATGGCAGACACGGGTGCGCGCCAGAACACGAACATCTTCCGTGTTCCTCCGGGTGGTGGTGCGCTGGTGAAGACCGGCGGGATGCCGATCAGTCAGGCTGTGATGCCGCTGCCGTACAAGGAGCCTTCCGGTGCGCTGATGAGCCTTGTCCAGAACATGGGCGAGACCGGAGCTAGGGTTGGCGGTACGTCCGAGCTTGCCGTTGGCGAGGGCAAGGCTGATGCGCCTGTGGGGACGACGCTGGCCCTGATTGATCAGGCCACGAAGGTCATGAACGCAGTCCACAAGCGGATGCATGGCTCGCAGGCCGAGGAGTTCCAGCTTCTGGTCCGGTGCTTCCGCGAGCATCCCGAGAGCTTCTGGCAGCGTTGCAAGAAGCCCAGCATCGAGTGGAACGAGCAGACCTTCCTTCAAGCCCTGAACGATTGCG